CTACTGCTGGTGTTTTATCTTCCTAATAAGCCAGACTACGGCGATTGACAATATAGCGACAAGAATCCCGATGGCTATGCCTCCGATTTCTTGTTTGAGCTGTTCCCATTTCGATAAGGGCTTTTCCACCGGCATAGGTATCTGCTGGATTTGTTCAAGCACAGCGTTGAACTCTTCGCGCTGCGCGTTGAAGATGCTGTCGTATTTCGCCTGAATCTGGGTTATGGCTTCATCCCTTGAGTGATTTCGGTCGCGGTCGCGGAATACTTCTTTACTGACTACGCCGCCGGCTTCGTTGACAACCATAACGACGCTATCGCGGATAACGACGCTATCGCGGGTGTTGACCTGATGCTTCAAGGCGTTCAGCAAGTATTGGAACTGCGCCTCGTTAAACTGGGCGGTCGTGCTGATACTATCGGTACGCACCGTTTCCACGGGCTGATAGATTGTCCGGGTGCATCCGCAAAGGATGACCGCGACTAATGCAAGGAATGATAAGAGGTGTTTCATGTTAATGGTCTTTTTCGGTATATTTAGCGTTTTCTTCGTCCAGCGTACCCTTGATGCGGTCAAGTAAATCAAGAGCGTCATGTTCCGATGCGCACTCGATTATGTCCCTGACCATGCCGGGGATGTCTGCCACATGGCTTTTGCGTTTCTTTGCGTGTTCCAAAACGCTTTTGCCCTCAATGCAGATAACGCCGAGGCAGATAAGGATTGACAAGTACGGCCATGCCCAGAAAGGGAAGATGATGCCGATTGCGTCGGCGACAAATCCCATAAGGATGAATCGCCAATACTCACCTATCTTCCGTATCGTGACGCGGAGCTTGTGGCTGTGTACGCGCTGCCCAAGTCGCCGGGCGGTATAAACGCCATCCCATAGGTCGATAAGAACTGCGATGATTACAAGTATCCAAAGGGTGAGTGAGATTCCGAAGTGCTGATAGACGTGCGTGATGCTGATGCCGCTCGCCATAGCTTCAAAGAAGTCGTGTAAAACTGCTGGTTGATGTTTGATGTGATTGATTGGTTACTACAAGGGCGGCTTGCAGTAATGGAAACGCCACTGCGAGCCGTCGATACATTTAGATGAAATGTGCGGCCAGTACGCCTATCATGCCGCCGAGCGCACCACCCATGATGTTGAAGATGAGGCCGAACAGCATAATGCGTGAGCGTTTGGATTCTTTCGCCTCTTTCACTGACTGACGGAGGCCGATTACGATTGCGGCGACGATGCCGACAAGGAAAGATAGCCATCCGATGTGAGGCGGGATATGCGCCACAAGCGGGCTGATAACGGCGGCTATGACAAAGCCGATGAAGACGCGGTATAAGTAACCGGGCCATTTGGAAGTTGAATTGCTCATAGTTGTATTGTTGTTTAGGGGTTTCTTCAAAGGTTATGTTCCTGCGCATAGGCAAGAAGTTCATTCGCTACGGTCTTTGCATGGTCGCGGTAGGCGTTCATCTCGAAGTGTTCCGCAAGATATTCGGCCTTTTTGTCCGGGTCAAGGTCAGTGCCATCCAACGTGCGGAGATAGTTGTTGTTGATTGCCTGCATATCGTCTGCCGGATATGCCGCATTGATGATAGCTGCCACGATAGCGGCGTAGTTCCATATCGATACCGGCAACGTTACTCGCTTCCAACAATAATCATAGTTTTCTACGTTGGCCTCCGTTACGTCGAAGTTTATGATGCGGATTTTCATTCCGCAGTCTTTTTGAACCTCTATGGGTGATGGCTTTGAGTTGCCGTACTGCAATGTCGTTTTCTGCATCTTCTTGTTCCTTTAGAAAAGTTGTCAGTCTGTAACGCTTCATAATCTTGATTGCGGTGTAATCTCCCTGAACATAGCAGACTTTCCAGAAGTCCGGCGATGCGCTGTTCAATATCTTCCGGCGCAGATTATGACCGTTCACATGAACCATGAAGCCAAGGTAGGAATTAAGTGCGGCAATACAATGTTTTAACAGCTCCAACTTGCGACTATTGCGATTTCCTCGTAAAATAGACGCGCAGACCTGTGTAGTCATCCTTAATTTGTCAACCATGCCGCCTACTGTGCGGTTGCTGATATACTTGCGACCGGGCATGATGACCGTTCCAACATACTTGACTCCATGTCTTACCGGCTGGATGTAAAACTTATCGTGATGTAGTGTTACATTCAGTCTTTTGGCAAGAAATTGGTCAGCCAAAGGTCTTATGACTTTCAAAATAATATCCCGATTTCCAACGACCGTAAAATCATCCACAAATCGCTCATACTTGCATCCATACCGGGTGCAAAGCCAAATCATAAACTCATCAAAGAACGACATGTAGAAATTGGCGAATTGCTGACTGGTAAGATTTCCGATGGCCATACCTATCAGCTCAAGAAGATTAAAAAGCGACTTATGTGGCGGCAGGTCATTCCAAAGTGTTATATCTCCGTTGCGATAGCAATTCTCTTGCGGACGATGAAAGACCACAATCTCGGTCAGATATAATAAGGTGTCTATATCATCACCTTTGTACTCCTTAATAATGAAAGTCTTTAGCAGTTTCCAAAGTATTGTCAGGTCAATACTCATAAAGAAAGATTTAAGGTCAAATCTTCCAATATGTGTTTCGACCGTGTAGTTATGGCTAATCTCCACGATGTCGCGTTCAAGCGCATTGACGGCTTTAAGCGTTCCGAAGTTCTTACGGCAGTTAAAGCTGACATTACCCTGTGCTATAAAGCGTTTCTCAAACAGCGGCTCAAGGCGGATGATAATCCAGTGCTGGACTATCCTATCACGGAAATGGGCTGCAAAGATTTCGCGTAGTTTCGGATGCGTGACCATGAAGCAGGTACTTATCGACGGCACATAGTTCCGTTGATAGACCGAGGCGATTAGCATCCATAAATCAAATTCATAATCAATACGATAAGCATTACATTGTGGCGAGGATTTCTTCTTCGCACAACAATCATCAAAAGCATCTATCCAACCTATCTTAATTTCTTCATCTAATGCGGCGACCGCCCTCACCGAGTTACTGTTGTACTTGTTGTTGTTGTTGGTGTTGCCATCATTGAAGTTGACGTTCCAAGCGTTGTTCTGACTGTTCTCGGTGGATGACCGTAATGCACAGGCTAATTTGCGTTTAACTAAAGCGTCCACGGAGGACACTCCAGTGCTGTACCCATTGGATAAAAGAAAATTCATAACATCCATAACCGTAGTCTTGAATGTTTCCTTGATATGATGATGTCGGCTTATTGAAGGTCGGCAGAATCATTGTCTGAATTTGGAGATGCTTCCTTTCTAATCTTGCACATCCATGCACCCGCTTGCATGGCTATGGGATTTATCAAATCCAGAAATTGCACCTCTTGTTGAGCTGTTATCTTCTTCGATGCTTTAAGCACCCGCATTGTCGTTTTGACGGAAGTCATGCGTGCAATCAAGATATTTAGGGCTTCGATGCGTGTGTAATCGGTGGCTTGCGTGGTCAGAATCACGGCATCCATACATTCTCTGATGTCACGGATGAGCAAGCCTCCAAGGGTTTGATAAGGAAGCGATTTAGGTAAGCGTTCAATGACCGGGATAGCCCAAGTCATCAAACGCTCAACTGCGCGATAGATTGGTAATTGTGCGGGTTTTGACATACTTTTTATGATTTTGCTCTGCTTATCGTATTGATTGTGAATTTGTTATTTGCTATTGTTTGATGTTTTCGCAGTGAACATGGTTTCCGATGAGTGCAAGGGGTCGGAAACGACCCCTTGCGTACCGGATTAAAATGCGGCGACCGCCCTCACCGAGTAACTGTTGCACTTGGTGTTGCCGTAGGTGTTGCCATCATTGAAGTGGACGTTCCAAGCGTTGTACTGACTGTGCTCGGTGGACGACCAATACCACGTAGCTCGCCATGCGTTGAACAGACCTAATTCCACCCACTTTTGAAAGATGGCATACTGACTGTCCGTAACATTGCGCTCCTTGTGATACCAGTAGCAACGGTAATAGTCGCCAATACCGCCCAAGAACCACATGCCGGCCTTGAACTTGTCGTTAAGCGTCATTCCTGCTTTTACCGTCGGCTCAAATGCGTGACACATCGAAGCCGCCGGGTAGTAGAATTGTCGCCACTTTCCAAGATTGTCATGCTCCATCACGATGTCGGACATCAGACGGTTAAGGCATTGCAATTCCGTTTCGTCGGCAGAAGCCTGCGGTAACGGAAGCGCGACATCTGAGTCTTGCAGAATTGTGTTGCGGTGCTGCATAATCTGCAAGGTCTTATAGAAGCCACGCGGCAGATAAGTGCCGGCTTCGTAGGTGTGACCACGGAAAGTATAGTCACGCGGTAATCGCATGAAGCCTATATCGCCCGCGCCTACCGTGTCGGCAAATTCCTTGAAGCCATCCTCGGTGTATTCATCGCGGTAGTTGGCATCTGTCACATAGTTTGTCTGCATACCATGCGAACCGATATTCGTAACTGGCGTGTCAAAGACATTGTATCCGGGCGAGTCGGCCAAATCTATTCCCGTGAAGCCGTTGTTGTCACTTGCCGGGTATAGACCCCACTGAATACCGGTAGAAAGTTCCTGCGTTGACGCCATCAGACGGCGCGTTTCATCTTTGGGGTCGATGTAGAAACATACGCCGATAGCCACCTTGTTCTTGTTGGGCTTGTCGGAGTATGTTCCATCGTGGAAGACAATATCTCCGACACGACACTTTCTGAAATAGAAGCCGAGGGTTGTGGTCGCCGTCAGTGTAGTGCCATCCGAAAGCGTAGCCTTACATGTTACTGTGGCTTCGGGCTTTTCTGCTTCCGTGCCTACTTTCGGCAATGTCAGCTCGCCGGTCACTGCGTTGATAGTCGCGTTACATGAGTTCTTGGAGATAGACCATTCTATCTTCGTGAAGTCGTTTGCACGTGGGCTATTCGGGGTAATCTGCAACTGATATGTGCCGGGTTGACTGAAATAGGTGTCGCCCGTGATTTCCATCGAAGTCAGATAGACCTTTTTGTAGGCAATGTGGAGCTTGTTGGTTTCGCTGTCGATATTACCGAAAGCGTCCAGAAGCGCAATCTTTTCATCGAATGTAGGTGTAGCGGAATCATCAAGTTCAATCTTACCCGAAAGGTCGGCTTTGATGCCTGCCAGCTTCATCAGATACTCAAGGGCAAACCTACGCCAGTAAATATTGCTTACCTTGCACTCGGAAAGGTTGTTGTTAGGCGTGGCGCAGATGGTTGACACGATGGTCAGACTGCTCAGATTGGGGCAGTTGGCAAATTCAAAACTTTGGATGCTTGCGACACCTTCAAGCTCAAAGTTATCACTTTCCAACTTGCTATAATCGGTCAACTGCAAGCGCGTAAGGGTCGCCGGGAGCATCAGCGATGTGATGCCGGTCGGTTCGGGGATAAGGAATGACGATATGGATGTGCCGCGCATATCCACTTCTTCAAGTCGCGTCTGCAACGTGAAATTGATACTACCCGTCACAGTGGAAGCACCCTTGATGTCGAAGACGCGCAGATTGGGTGCGGTCACTTCAACTGCCGTAGGTCTGAACTCTATCGGCTGTTTGGAAGCATGGAACTCAACGAGTCGCTCGCCGGATACGGTAAATGTGCCGGAAAGTGACTTATCGCCAAATTCGCCCACCGACGTGTAGTAATGGATGCCGTGAACCTGAATGTTGGTATCGTTGTCAGCAGCCACGCCGTCAAGGATGAATGTTTCGCCGGCTTTAACGCGCTGGGGATACGCATTTCCACGACCGAACATTGTAGATGAGCCTGCCGATACAGCGGGGTAAATCCACATGTGAGGGGTCAGCGCAAAGGAGTAGTTAGGGGCTGCGCCTGTGGTTGTGGTAGCGGAGCGGAAAGTCAAAGACCCCTCGCCGTTCATCGTGAAAGCACCGTAAGACGCAAACGATGAAAGGTAGATAAGGCGTAGTTTGACCCACTGCATCTCGCCCTCAAGCTGGTCGCCGAGCGACTGCGTGATAGGGTGTGTGGAAGCGATATAGTCGCCAGTGACCCATTTTGCGGATGCTTCTTCGTAAAGGAGTCGTGCTGTTTCGTTGTAAGCCACCGCAGGGAAATAACGCTGAACATGGAAGTAGTAATCCTCCATGCAACCCATAAGCGTCTTGTCTGACGCAAGGTTTGCCATTTCGCCCAGAATAGACTTCATCATGGCGCGTAATTCCGATGGGAAAGCAAGCTCAAAGAGGTCATACATGGCGTTTGCTTCGCCGTTCCAATATGTGCCGCCGTCGGCATCGCGGTCATGCTCCTCAACGTAGTATGGCTTATTCTTGCGGCCTACGTTATCAGTTAAGAAGATTGTGTCGAGGTCATCCTGCGCGAAGTGGATTTTAAGGCTTCCGTCATGTGTGGCAAGATATAGATAGGTGTTCTTGGCGCGATTATCGCTTGCGCCTATCAGCTTGCAGAACATCTGATGGAAAAACGCATCATTCATCTTGAAATACTGCGATGCCTCACGCGAGAATTTCAAGACACGCGCATTGATGAATTGCTGGTTGATGTCAGCCCATACATTGCCCGTAGGCGTAATGCCGAGTTGTGTTGCAAGATTCAGCTTGGCATACTTTCCTGCGGCTATCTTGGCTACGCCGGCATCCACCCATTGCGAGGTCAGCTCATCGTAGCGGTAAAGGTCGTATTTCGCCGACGAGCTGCCCGATGCTTGAGTAACCCAATAAAGGGTCTGCCGGTTAACGTCGGCTTCGGTCGTGGCCTGCAACTGCGCAAGCGTTCCCGCATAGGGTTCGATATGCGGTGAGCAAAGATAGACAAAGTTGAAAGCGTCTTTGAAGTAAGACAGCGAATCAGCGTTACCCATGTCGATTTCCCACTGCTTCCTGCCGTTGTACTGGATAAGCTCATCTTCATCGCCGCCGATGGTGATGTCTTCATTCCACGGTATGCGGTGGTTGGTCAAGGGTTCGCCGTTATCGCAACCCTCAATCATCAGGTAATTGGGGAATTTCTTCTTATCGTATCCGAATGTCGGCTTGTCGCCCTTTCCGGGGCCAAACGTGTAAAGACCGTAGAATACCGGCTCCGCGTCTGCCGTGGGGCGCACAAAAAGGAAGAACGGCTTTTGCTTGACTGACACGCGGCAATTCTCAAAACCTGCGGTGTTAGTGATGGAACTACCGCCGGTGCATCTCCGCCAAAGGTCGGTATACAGGTTGCAAGAGCCGAGCTTGTGCGACTGCTGCGACGATGCCCAGTTCAACTTGGCTACAAGTTTAGTGGCAAACGGAACTGTATCATCAAGCTGATAACCTGCACCGTGATGGTTGCCGAGTTCGTCAATCCAATCGGTATCGTCGTTGGGCTTGGCTTGCAGATTCCACTTCCAATACGAGCGCGATGATGTACCTTGACCGCTGGTTGTCACGTTATTCAGCGTACCCGAATGTTCGGGGTCGCCGACAACATGGATTTCCCAATCGCATTTGGTCTTGATATTGCCGGTAGAGAAAGACGGCACTTGACCCGTGATTACGATGGTGTTGTATTTTTCGCGTGTCTTGGCATAGCTGATAAGGTTGGAGTCGCCCAGAATGTCGTTATCTTCACGGAACTTAATCTTTTCGGCTACGGTCGGCAGTGATGCCATGTAGTCCTGTCTGATGTCGGTTGCCGACAAGGAACGATTGTAAATGCGTATGCCGTAGATGTCGATGTCGCAGTATTCCGAGCCAATGCGGATACCCTGTGACGTTCTCACACCATTGACATACTGCACAAATTCATCTTCCGGACTCCATTCAAACTCGCGGTTGATTTTGCCGTTGATGAAGATGCGGACGTAGTTCTGACTTGTGCCATTGATGCCGTAGATGATATTAAGGGCGATATGGGTACGTCGGCCTTCCCCTATCATTACGTCTTGGTCTTCACGCTCGCGTTTGTCGCGGGTCATAAAGACTGCCTGCCACGGACGAAGCTCAAAGCCTTGTGGCCCGCCGTCTTCACGGTAGGAACACATGCGAAGCACCGGTACATCGGTCTTGATGGCATTTCGTGTCGCAATGTCAAGCTCCACTGTCAGGGATGAATGATTGTTAGTTCCGATAAAGTCCTTGAGGGTTTCAAGTTCTATATCGACGGTGCGCCCGGCAAGGACGCGAAGACAACGCTGGTTATTGCTGTCTTCAAGCCACCCGTCGGCTTTCAATCCGAAGCCTTTCCATGTTGACGTGACAACCTGACCGTTGGCAGCATTTACAATGGTCTGCGGATTCGTTTCGTCGTTGGTGCGCGAGCGTGGGTTTAGAATGAAGTCGGGATTGCTTGTAGGCGAGAAGTTTTCCGTATTATCAACCTCAAAGCCAAGTACCGGATGTATGGCAGTATTGCCGGACATGAAGCGCATGTAGGCGTTGATGGTCGTGTCTTCGGAGTCGATTTCAATGACGTTGTTAAGGTACTGCTTTACCTGACTCGGTACGTTTCCGACATCAAGTGTCATGTACTGCTTATCGCCCGTGTAATTTTCAAGGATGAACTTGAGGGGCGTAGCTTCGCCGCTGGGGTTATAGACCGCATAGGACAAAATCTGTTCCGCAGTCCAGTTTGTCAGCTTCGGCTTGATGTCGTTCAGTATGAGTCGCGGTGTCGTGTCGGTCGTGTCAGCCACAACCATAACCTGCGATGTAATGTGTTCGCTTTGGATAGTGGAATCATTGACCGAAATCCACGCCTCAATCTCATGGATGCCGTGCGTAAGCACCTTGACAGTATCAGTGACCGCATCGGTAACGTCTATCTGAATAGGTGTTTCCGTATAAACTGACGTGCCGATGTTGCGCTCTATCTCGCGCTGGCCGTCAATCTTAATGTGGAGGGTTTTGCTGACTGCGCCACTGACGTAATAAGAAAGGCGCATTACACCGTCGGTAATAGGCCGTTCCCATTGTGTAGCAAATGTAAGGCCGAGTGTGGTCTTCGTGACCGTAAATTGCAGATAGCGCGTATTCTGCCCGGTCGTATCGCCTTTTACAATCAGTCGGACTTGCTGCGAGCCTGTGTTCAGCATGTTTGTAATGTCGATAGGCCACCATTCAGTCGTGGATGACGCGGGGATGGAGGGGATATTCTCTATCGTTCCGCGTGTAACCCATGCAGACTGCGAGTTAAGACGAGTCTGGACGGTAAGCGTACCGCCCTCAGTCGTTGACTGCGTGGTCTGCGTGATAGGGTTAAATTCTTCCGAGGTAAATCGGATGTTGATTTTGACTGTGTTGTCGGTCGTGACAATGTTGTTGGGCGAATCGGTGTATAGGTTGACAATATAGCTTGTGGTAGATGAGCCGCCACCACTTGCAGGGAGCGCAACGTCTGTCAGCAGCAGATGTGCGTTATTGTCGGGGTCGCTATTCCATTCGTTGTAATCGCTCTCGCTGGCGAAGCCATAGAGATGATAGTTGTTGTCACTTCCTTTGTCTTGGGGTCGGTAGAAGAATCCCACCTTGCCGGCAAGTGCTTCCTTGATGTATTCCTCAACGCGACTTCCGGCATAACCCTCCCATGACGTTTTGCTGTTAGGGATTTTTTCGTCTTTACCTTTTGCCATGGCGTTAGGATTTGATTAACATTGTGATACCTACTCGGATGGAATATCCTGCCGCAACACCGGCGACCGTGAGCGACCAGTCTATCCAATCCCATTTGCCGCCCCAGAGCTTATCTTTAAGTTCCAGCGCGGAGGCAACGCCAAAGCCGCAAAGGGCAGTGCAATAAGGCGTATTGCTGACCATGCCTATTGCAATGCCCCCTGCGAAATGCTTATAGCGGTTGCTTTCCTTTAACCAGTTTAGAATCTTCTTAACTCTTTATATCGATATTAGGGGTTAGAAATTTTTCCATGCATCTTTACCTTTCCACGGTAACTTCTCGCGCCAGAATCCACTGCCGAAGCAACTGCTTACGGCTTCCCATACAAGTTTAGCCCCCACATAAAGGGCTTGCACTTGTTTCTGACCTATCCAAAGCTGACCGACCTCTTTATTTCCTATCCACAACATAGTTATTCATCTTCTACGGGTGTGAAATAAATCTGAGAATCCACTATTTTACCCTGAGCGACAAGTATATCAATAGCTTCTTGCCCGGCGACTTCTATGGGCTTGTTTGTGGTAAGCAAGCCCAATGGAACGGCCACGATGTCGGTGTCGTTCTTGACCGCCGGGATGGATGTCACGCCGGTAAGGTCTGAAACTTTTGTAAGCGTTGATGTGTCCTGCGATTTTGCATACAGTTCCGCTAATACCTCGGCGATAATGTCGGCTTTGTCTTCATCGCTGATAGGCATCGACAATACGCCAGTTGAGAACTGATTGGAAATCTCGGATATAATGTCACTTTTCGCCGTATCGCTGATGTTGATAGGCGTATTGTTATTGACAATGCTTTGCGATAGCTGGGTTACTATCTCGACTTTTTCCGTAGCAGTAAGTTGATATGCTGGAGTGGTGCTAAGTTCTGGCATACTGATTCGTTTTAGATGATGAATAATTCGATTAGAAGCGTACCATCGTTTGCCGTAGCGTCATCCGATATTTCTACTGTCATACTTGTGTTTGATATGCTTACAAGTGTTCCTTTCATAAGCTCATCGCCATAACCGGTAAGATTTACAATGGTGTTTTCCGGGGACATTCCAAGCACCTGCCATGATGTTGGAAATGGAATCAGAACATGAATGTGCTTATCTTTTGGTTCGCTTCTTGTGAGATTCGTCCATGTCGGAGAGTCAGAATTAAACGACCTTTGACTGCCGATGTAATATTTATTAGCATAGTCGCCACTTGTAGAACGTCGCCGGATTTTGGCTTTCCAAACAAGCATAGGCATATTCATCCAATTACCATTATGATGCTTGGTTTGGATGCCGTTTTTTGAGAATTTGAAGCCGATACCCTCTTCTTCCATCTCAAAGTGCATATTACCATTTCCATCCTTATAGGCGATTATGTATTTATCCTTTCGGATGCCAAGACAGAAGCCGTTAGCGAAGAAGTTACTGATGTAAAACTCATTCTTCCATGTTGCAGTCAGATTTCGTCCGGATGTAACCTTACTGCCCCATTTGAATGTGACATAGCTGTTTTGATGATTTACAGAAGCGTCAAAACGCATACACAATCTACAATAGCCTTTCTTCGTGGCTTTCGCGGATTTGCCGTCAACAATGCGCGAGCTGGCGGTATTATAGACATAATCTGCGGGGTGATAAACACCGCTGTCTCCACCAAATCCGGGGTCATACAAACCATTCGAACTTTTTATAGATGCACATGCCGATGCGCCTGTAGAATAGATAGTCCATGACCGCTTGTTTTTAGTGAAATTTGCATCATCTGCTACCTCAAGGGAAATGTAAACATATCCAGACGCGGATGACATTGTGTCGATTTGAATGTGGTCTAACTGATCCCACCCGGAACTACTGCCTTTGTTTTCAGTATAACCCGAAGAATAGGCGTAAATTTCCACGTTACCAACACCCATAATCGCGCTTGTAGGCGAGTCTACCTGCCATACATCCGAATAAACATTTACGGTTTTGTTTACTTCGCTTGAACCGCCATTGACGGTAAACTGACCATTACTAATTACGTATCCATTTCCGTTTTGCAGTCCGGTATTTATCGTGCCTTCTTGAGAATTTCCATAGAGGTCGCTAACGCCGGTATCATGCGACTCGCCGTTAATGGTGGTACAAAGTTCGTTATCATTATTGTAAATTTCTATCGACTTGATTTCAGGGTCTATTTCCACGCGCTGCCCATTCTCGTCGCCGGCAACAAGATGATTGACGTGCAGCTCTTCCACATTTATGAATTTGGCAAGGATACGCCCATTCTCATCAATAAACATGGATTGGCTACCGTCATTATTCTGGAAGATAATATTGTCTGCCGTAAAGACGATGCGACGGTTGTAAATGTCAATTCCCGTGGCAAGTAAGCCAGTTGCGTCTTCAACGTAGGGGTGTGCGACTTCGCCAATTTCAAGAATAACTTCTGAAATGACGAAATTAGTACCCATTTGCACACCGGCTTTCATTCCAAGATGTGCAAATTCAACAAAGGCATTTTCAACAACCGAGCTACCAGTTGTGAATGTGAACGTTTCTCTTCTTGCATCGGAGCTAAAAGCTGCGCCTTGATAGGTTCGGCTTGTTAAGACTGTTGCGGTATCGCCATATTTGATATAGACTCCCAGCCCGTTTGTATTTGTTGAAATTGCGCTATGCACAAAGGAAAGAGTATATTTAGTGTTGGCTTTTAATGTAAATAGCGGTGTGCGCAAATACCTTGGTGATGTTGTGTCGTTAAGAATGTGATAATTTCCATTAGTCGGCGTAGCCTTAACGAACTCGCCATCGCTATTGCTTTTTGCCCATCCGTTACCTGTGCTATTATTTGTGACGAGATTTTCGTAGCCGGCAAGCTCTTGTACCTTTAAGCTAATGCTTGTGGCGGTCTGACGAATTTCCGATATGCTTGCACCAAGCTCATCATCCCATGCTTCAACCTGAGCAAGAATTTCATCCGCTTTCTGCTGAATCAAGGATGTGTGCTGGCTTGTGATGCGGTCTTCCGATTCTCCGATTTTGCTTGTCATTTCTGACCGCAAAGCCTCGGCGGTAAGGTTGATGGTCGCATTGAGTGTGGTATAAAGGTAATCAGCGGAATCTTCCGGGGCAGCACTATACGCTGTCGCTGTTTCGCCCTTTTCCAGCTTCAAATCCCATATTTCAAGCTCCGTCCATTGGTTGAGGTCTGCGGCGATAATTCCGATGTAAATCTTCTGAGTCCCGGTGGTTGCACCTGTGCCGCTCGCCGTAAGAACTACGGAAAGAGTTTGCTCTCCTCGTGCCACAATGTTTGAAAAATGCGGAGCATCGGTTAAAGCACCCTGACTATAGGTATTTGCAATTTGGGCAAAAAATTCAAGGTGGCAGAACTGCGCGGATTTATTGATAATCTTAAAGGATAGGGTGTACTTTTCGCCCGCCTTTATCAATTCCGGCCTTAACGCATACAGGAACACCTCATAAGTCGAATCGGTGCGTGGCGATGTGAGGATGTGGAATCGCTTGTTTATAGGTTGATAAGGCGTTGGGTTATTGACCGGATTGGCATCAATATTAACCAACTGCTGACTATCGGAAATGTACTGCCAGTTGGTAGAGCCTTGATTGGTCTTCAAAAGAAGATTTCGCCCTGCGCCATTGATAATATCCTGAATAATGCCGGACTGCTTGCCAATGTTTGCGGAAATACCATCGGCGGTAATCTTCAAGTCGGCTATCGCCTGTTCATTTGCAGATATGCGGCTCGCGTGGGCGAGGATTTCCTTTTCGTTGACCTCAAACCGGGTATCATACACAACTTTCATTGCCGACGCATCGGTTGTGGCGATGACCGTCTGCATATCAAGTAGCGTAGTTCCACGATATAGCTTGAAGATGATATGCTTCATCCTCTTTGTCGTAGTGATGGGCGTACCGGTGTAGATATGCTCGGTTTCCGATGTAATGACCGGCGTAACCTTGCCGGTTGTTTCATTGGTCTGATAGTCTTGATTGACGATGACGTAGCGCAATACGAGGTCGGTAGGAACATCTACCTCAACAGGTCGGCTGACAAATAATCTGCCGTTGAAGAAAAGCAGTTTATCGCCCGCTTTGTATGGCGTGATAGCCGCAGTATTGGCGAGAGGCACTTCCACACGCTTTTGATTGCCGATGACCATGTAAACTTTACATCCCAGCGTTGCGGGGTCGCAATTACCATCCATATCGACAAGCACCATAGGCTTATCCGGCTCAATCTCAAACTGCACGGCATGGTCGCCGGAAATGCCGGTTTCGCCCTCTTTCAGCTTGCAGATGGTCATTACCTTTGTAAGCGTGGGGCAATCGGTCTTCGTGGCCGTAATCGTTACCGTAGCGTTCTTTGCAGTAAGCTCCGATAGATATACATGGTCTTTAACAATGGAAGCCTTGCATCCCACGGCCTCCAGCGTCAGAGTCCACCCTGTTTCAACGGTTCTGCCCTTGAAGATTGTGATTTTGGAGCTTGGTAGGTCGCCTATTACATTTCCATCGACATCACACGGAACACCGGCCATTTCGTTGGATAAGACAAGCTGATACGCCTCAAGGTAGATGTTATTGTCTATGTAGTCAATAATATCCACTTCTTCCGTACCGTTTTCAACTACGAATTTGCCTGTGAAAAGGTTGCCGTTGGGCGAAATCGCCACTTTAAGATTATCCTTTGTCAGCGCAAAGGTGTTGATGCCCTTATACTGGTAGATATAAGGGCTTCCCGTGCCGTAGCTTGCAAGAATAATAAGATTTGAACGATTTGCCTTTGCCGGGTCATCGTTGCCAACAGTGATAATGCGGTCGCCGGCTAAAGGTGTATCGCTCGCGGTGTCTTTTTCGCTTACAAGATTGGAAAGCGTGATATAACCCTCCATACCGAAATCATCATCATAATCGGCATCGCCTTTGTTGACATAGCCGACCTCAATGACCTTGCGCCAGAAATAATGGTTGCCCATCTTTCCGTTTGGTTGTTTGGTGAGGTTGAATGTTTCACACTTTGCCAAGTCGCCAACCTCAAACTGATTGTAGATTTGAGTACCGGTTTCATCTTCAGCCGTAAAGAAACATTTGTAGGCTACAATACTGTTTGCTTCGTTGTATATCGGAATGACCCTTGAGCAGCGCATAGCCGCCGGGGATATAATCTGACAGCCGCCTACATGGGTTTCTTCCTGAATCTCCACCTCTTTGGCCTCAATCTTCTCTCTTGCTTCAAGATAGTCGGTTTCGATATGAACTTTTCCGAGGTTGTCAATCCAAATGCGACCGCCATACGCGCCGGGCAAATAGTTGTCGCCGATGGTCATGCCTTTTTTGATAGTAAACTCGTCGCCGACGGTTGCAGTTCCATCAACATTAAGGTTTTCGCCGACCGCCAAGCCCTTACGGATTACAACATCGCCAAATTCCGCATCGCCGTTTGGGTCTATCTTCGCGCCGTCATTGTTCATCACATAGTTGCCGATGCGGATGCCTTGCATGAAAGTCCAAAGGTAGTTGATTACTTCCTTTGCTTTCTTTGACGTAAACTCAAGACAGCTACGCAGTGCCGAGAATACGTTGGAGTCACTTGCCGGTGTTATATCAGTCTGCTTGATGACGTATATTCCATCACTTGAGGAAGAAGAATCGCCACCTGTGATATAACCGCCAAGAACATTCCTGCCTGCGGTCATGGAAAATTTCAAAGCGTCGATTTTATCTTCAATCTCGCCGAAGCGTGAATATGCTGCCTTTTCGCCGATGGTATAGACGGGGTTATCATACGGAATATCAAGCGGGATTTCGTAGCCGATGACACGGCTCTTGCGACCCCATTTTCTTCCGCTGGCGTCTGTTGTCGATTCTATGTAAGCCTCGTTGATAAGATTGACGCGCTTTCCAAGCCCAAGCGTAAGCCCGGCTTTCATCACGTCAGGCATCATGGTACAGTCGTAAGTGGATGGGTCGGTGTTCAGCTTCTCAAGGTATTTGGTCGCCTTTTCAAGCAGTTCCTTTTCAGCTTCACTCACATAGAGGTCATCCACTACCGATATGTCAAAGCCGGTCAGCACGAACTGGTCGCCGATTTCCGGACAAAGGATTTCGTTAGGCACGAAATTCTCGTTATCCCTAACAATTTCCCATATTGCAGACCCATCGTTATCCTTTGTGAACTGAACCTCAAAAGTCCATCCGTTCAGCTTTCCGCTATTCGGATTTATGAGGTCGCCCACCTTTTTGCCGGCAGGGATGCTGTCGCCCTCTTTGTAGCGTTTCCCGTCTTGAAATACCACTTTGAGGGTTTCATTAGGCACGATGTAATCATTCTGAAATGGGTGCGCCGACGTGAAGAAATCATCCTTAATCTTGTAGGCGGTAAAGGTTGTTTCCGTAGTCGTGCCATCATCATTCTGCACCGTTTCTTTTCTTTGCACGGTGTCGATTTTGGTAATGGCGCAGACGGCACGCGGATAGACATCTTCAAAGATAACGACATCTTCCACGCCCTCCTCCATGCTTAATCCAGACTTGAAATCCACATAAGGAGTGCCATGCGAAACAGGGAGCATCAGTCTGCTTGTGACTATGCCGTTCCGTGCAACGTTGGAGATGTTATCGTAGGCTGAATACCGGCTTGAAAAATAGCTGGATTTGACCTTGCTTTCAATGATATTTGTGATGCGGAATCGCTGACCGGTCTGCATAACCGTGCCGTTGGGGAGCTGAATCCAGTTCTTATCCACCATTCCGCTTTGATAGTCGGGATTGAAGATTGCGCCGTTGATAGTGGTAGTGGTCTTTCCGTCGCTATCGATTATTTCAATCTTGATGTTCTTGACGCGCTTGAGTGTGTTGTCGCTTGATGATGTTTCCACCATCGAAGCATTGAACCATTCAACCTCAAGAGGTCGGGCGGTGTCGCTGATACGGTTGCCGCCATTGGCTATTGCCTTGACATCAAAAATAAGGTCTTTGCGGTATCTGGGCGATATATTGCGGTCGCTGCCGAAAGCCAAGATGCGCGTTACATAGTCTTCCGACGAGTCGCTTCTTGACATCTCGGCTACATTCTTACCAATTTCAAGGTCAACGTATTCGCCGGTGTCTTCGCACTTGCCAAGATGGATGATATTGCCGTCCAGCCACCACTCACAATCAAACGCTTCCGCGATTGCGGTTAAAGCGTCGATGATGTTGGTGCTGTCATAGCTGATGGTTTTTGCTGATGCCTCTACGTTATTGTCAATCGTTACAGTCCATTTTGTCGTGCCGTTGTAAAGATACTGCTGATTGATAACCTTATCGCCATTCATAAGCGTTTCAGTCGCCAATGCTTCAATGTTTGCGAGTACCTGTGCAAGATGCACGTCGGCGGTCGCGGTCAATGACCACGCACATTCCGCACCTCCAATTTGGGGCAGATAGCGCATAACCTTGTTGCGCCATTTCATGTGCTGTGCATCCAGTCGTAGCTCGTAGTCGTAGCCCTTTGTGTTGCGGTTGTAGGTCGGCTGATAGGGCTTGACGAGTTCAAACCGGCCAAATCCCTGTATATCGACATAATCGCCTAACTTGAAATAGATAGGCGTAGCCACGCTGAATTTAAGCGTGACATAATCATCGCCCATTAACTTGAAGACACGTTTAGAGCCTTTGTTAATCGGCGTTTCAAAGCGTTTTACTCCTTTGGTTGTGTAGATGGTCAGCATAATACACAAAGTTCATAAAACGAAAGCGAGGGCAGAAAGACTGCCCTCGCTTAATTACGACTTATGTTTTTTTGTCGTACTTTTCGCCCTTATAGGGCGTTGGGCTTATCGCCCGGTTGTAATCAAAGACCCCATATCGTAGGCACTGCGGCGGTAATTCCGCTGCCAGCCTACAAACGGCATGAAGCGCAAATTTGAGTAGTAGCACCCATCGTTGCCGGTGATGAAGTCGCCATAAAGACGAACATCATCGCCTTGCATAAAGGCGAATTTTGAATAGCCTATGACCTTTGCCACGGCGACATTCATCCCCTCAGAGCCATATCCGTACTTGACAATGGCTGGGTAAATGACTTTTTGCAGGGCGGTTTCACTGTCGGTCATATCGCCCATCGGTTGTATGTTCAGGATTCCGTTGTGGGCAAACCATACATCGCCCCGGTTGAATGGGTGGCAGTTGGCTCGCTTGATTGAGCCGTGAGTAGCGAGGCGAAAGTGTATGATACACGGCTCGTCTTCGCGCACCCTTTGCAGATGCTTTTTGAAGCTGCGATAACTTAACCCCTTGTAGAATACTGACGGCGATATTAGGCCGCATCCGTGGGGGTTAGTGTGATACGCTGCGTTGATGATTTCGTTGCTTGGCATTTTAACGCCTGCCGGCTTTACTATGATGACGCACATGGCTATATCTTTTTTGATGTTTACGGTTGATTGTAGGGCTTGTTTTAACGGCGATAGGGGTATGTTTCAACCCCTATCCCGTTGGGCTGTCTTATCGGCTTAACTGGCTTGCACGTGCCTTAAAGAATGACTTCTCTTCGGCGGTCAGAAAGGGTATATCGTCGATGCTTGCAACCGGGGCGGTCAGGCGGTTTTTCTTTGACCAGATGACGAGCTTTCCGCAGAAGCTAACCCAGTTGATGATTTTTTCGTAGTTGGTCGTGCCGGCGTGCTGTCTAAACTCGATGGTCTTGTGACGGCGGTAGCT